ATAACGCTCAAAATGGGCATTTTCTTTAGCAAAAACGCGATTATTTCATTTTATTATTTATACATACAAAAACAGGAAAATGTGCTATAATTAATTTATGATGATCAAGTGCTAAAACTTGGTAATATGCCAACAAGTGGTTTTACAAAATGTAAAATGATAACACGATATAAGTTGGCCTAAATATTAATAATTTAAATATATGTCAGAAGATAAAAAAGCGGGGAGACCTCTAAAATTTGAAACAGTTGAATTATTGGAGAAAGCCATCAAAAAATACGAGGAGTATGTTGCTAAAAATGATGTACCTTTAACGATAGAACGGTTGGCTTGTTTTTTAAAGTGTGACAGAGACACTATAAATAATTACAGTAAAAAGGCAGCATATTTCGGCACTATAAAAGAAATTAGGTCTAAAATACTAGCATCTAAGACCGAAAGACTCAACAGTGGCAAGGGAAATGCGGCCGGAACTATATTTGATTTGAAAAACAATCATTCGTTTAAAGATAAGCAGGAAATAGACCTCAACCATTCGGGTAACGTCAATTTATCCCAATTAGCTGAACAGAGAGAGCGCGAGCAAGATGATAATATAGACTCGGAAACACCAGCAAAAGAAGACGATTTGACATAATTGTCAAGCTTTCAAGCACATTTTAATAACACAAAAATAAACTTGGCTAATGTTAGCATAGATATGACATACTTAGATTAATATATCTTAATGAACCTATTTTAATTATTAATAGAAGTAAGCAAGTTGGATCAGTACTATTGACATAAAACCCTTTAAAACGCTAAAAAACGCCTAAAACGATTATTCTCAGCTAGGCGCCCCCGCGAATAAAGACCCCCCCACCCACTATATACCTCCCACTGCAATTTTTTTAAAAAATAATAAAAGGCACTTGACAAACAAGTACCTTTATGTTCTCACTGTTATATTATATTATTCTAACCTTCCCTCATTACGGAGTTTCTCCTTATGAATAGCATGTAATCCACGATGACATAAATAGCACACTACCTGATAATTACTGAATTCATTGTTCTTTTCATTAAAATCTTTATGATGTATCTCTAATGAGTACCCGTTATGACGCCCATTACCACACAGTGTACACTTAAACTCAGCTTTTTGGAGTAATGACATGCGCTCATTAGCACAAATCCCTTTAGCACTGTATTTCTCATGGCCTGGTTTCTTCTTATAAATCATCCGTCCAGAAGACATAGCTTTCCGTTTTGCATCTTTCATATTCCTCATTGAGAAAGCATCAGCAGAGGCAGGGATTTTTTTATAGGTGACAGGATCATGGATGTAATCCAATTTTAAATAATACTCGATTCCTTTAGGGCTAACATTAACACCATGCTTTGTATAAAACGACTCAGCTATATGATTACAACTCATACCAGAATTATACATCTCTTGTAAATAAAGTTTGATTTCAGTAATGCCTTTTAAATTTAGGGTCTTAGTACAGAAATCGAAGAAATTAGCTTTCCACATAATTTTTTTATATTATATTTATTAAACCTACTTACAGTATATATTACAAGAAGTAATAAGTCAATATCCAATGCCAATCAAAAAGAAAACAAAGGTAAAGAAGATAGATAAAGACCTCCTTAAATCTGAATTAGAACAATTCAAGAAGATGTTTGCATCCCCGATATATTTTGTGTATATGATGTGGGGGCTAAAACCACAGCCAGCATTGAAGGCTCACCAGAAGGAAGTTGACGAGCATTTAAAGAACTTAGATTTTGACAAGATAAACGTTACTCACTTTAGGAAAACAGTTCAGGACACTGATAATCCAAGTAACACAACATATAAAGACAATTTTAAATTTGGAAAGCACATTACATGGCAACAGACTATTTTATTAACAGCAATAGCGGCGGCAGTCGCAGGGTTGTTACCTCGGAGATTTTCTATTAAATCTGGTAATGGTATTGGTAAGAGTTGTATGGCTGCGTGGTTGATACTATGGTTTTTATATACAAGGAAAGATGCACAGGTCCCATGTACTTCACCATCAGAGCAACAGATGTTTGATGTTTTGTGGAAGGAAGTGGCGACTTGGATTAGTAAGATGCCGGAGATGGCTCAACAGAAGTTCTTGTGGCAATCAGATCATATCAGGGTTGTAGACTATAAAGGGTCTGAGGCGATATGGTTCGCTAGGGCTAAAACAGCTAGGAAAGAGAATCCTGAGGCTTTATCAGGTATTCATGCACCTCATGTTATGGTTTTAGGTGATGAGGCTTCTGCTATTCACGATGAGATATACGCTCATGCCAGGGGGGCGCTTACTAGTAAGGAAGCATTTGTATTTTTAATATCAAATCCTACGAGGAAATTAGGATATTTTTATAGGACACATGACAAGAAGAGTCCATTGTCCGCGAATTTTAATCAGTTTACATTCAATTCATTGGAGTCTCCTGTTGTAGACAGGGAGAATTTTTTAAAGGAGTTTGAACATCCAACACCAGAAGATGATGAGTTTCGAGTATTTGCTATCGGAGAGTTTCCGAGAGAGGAGAGTATTGATGATGATGGTTATGCTCCATTGTTAATGGCTAGCGATATCAGGCAGATTGACAATCCGAGGTTATTATACTCTCATGAACCAGAAAAGACCTTTGTTGGGGATAGGTATATGGGTATAGATCCTGCTGGTGAGGGCTATGATAGGACTACATGGGTGATTAGGGACAGATTTAAGGCATTAGTTATTAAAGAGCAGAAGGTGTCGACATACAAGCAAATAGCCGCTATCACAGCTACGTTGAAAGATATGTTCGAGGTACGGTCTGAGAATATATTTATTGATCAATTTGGGGAAGGGGCGAAGACCTGTGTGGAGTTGGCGAAGATGGGATATGATATAATGGGAATAGACATTGGGGATAAGTGTGAAGATGACGATGATTTGAAAAAGTTTATAAATTTGAGGGCTAAGAATTATGTTGCTCTAAAGGGGTGGCTACGTTCTGGAGGTGAGCTTGGGAGACATAAGGAATGGGAAATTGAGTTGACATCTATCATGTTTACTAGAGCGACAGAAAGGAATTCAAGGATTCAAATAATGAGTAAGAAGAAGATGCGGAAGAAAGGATATCGTTCACCGAATTTCGCTGATGCTTTAATGCTTACATTCTGTGCTGATGAAGATAGTGCATCAGACTTAGTTACTACTACCCCAGGGCAGAGAGATGTTAATAAAATGGGAGAACAAAGGGAATATGCTAAAACAATTAGTTGTGGAAATAATTTAAATAGCGCAATTTAAATATGCCAAAAGAAAACAAAAATAAAGACAAGTCATTTAGTCCAGCCCAAGCGACTGAGGATGCTAAATATAAAGCAGAATCACAGGTTAAGAGTAAGGAGCAAAAAGAATATTTTGCTTTTATTAGAGACAGGTTTACAAAAGCTCGTGATAATAGGAATAAGATTAGACCTGAGTTTGATGAGCTTTCTTATGAAGTAGATTATGAGCTTAATAAAAGAGCTGCATATTCTTATTTACCGCCAAAGAAGAATGATGATGAGGTGAGGATTGTTACAGGATTAACAGAAAAGAAGATGGAGGTTGTTTGGAATGAGTTAATTTCTACCAACTTCGAGTCAGAAATTTTAGCGTTTGATAATGAAGACACCGAACTTGCTAGATTAGGGGATGATATGAATGACATGGTTTTAAGAACTGATGAGATTGAGAAGGATGATGATTTTTGGGAAGATTGGGTTAGAGAATTATTATCACAGAGAGCAGTCTTCACAGAGGAGATTGATGTTTATGACAATATATTAAATAGGGGGATGCTGAACATGGATGAGAAAGGTGGTGATGTTGATATAAAAATAAAAAAGCAGACGTTTCATTATGCAAAGAAAAGAATAATATCTGGTTTACAGGTATATTTAGGGAATATTAATATTCCTTTTTATAGGTTTCAGGAACAACCATATGTTTTAAAATATTATAGGAAGACATACGCTGAGGCTGAGGTACAGTATGGACAATGGGAGAATTGGAAATATGTTAGTGCGGGTAAGCCAAAGACAATCGAAGATCCTTTTGGATTTAGGTTGAATGATTTGGAAAAAGACGATGTTGAAGAAATACATTATATCGATCCTTACAAAGACGAATATATGATTGTTATAAATGGTGTGATGATGTTTGATAAACCAGTACCTTGTCCTTATGTTATTACACCAGACAGAAGATATAACATGGACATGCAAGTTATTAAGGGAGTTTCTCTAGACTTTGCTTATGGTAAATGTTTAGTGGCTTCTGCTAAAACATTACAGGGATTGAATAGCGAGATGATTAGATTAATGATAAGGAAATTCAGACAAGTGATCGAACCACCTATGGTTACCAAATCTAATAAGATATTTTCTAAGGATATTTGGCAAGCAGGTGCCATCACTCAGGGCATTAAAGCAGGAGAAGTAGAATTATTGAATACTGGAAATCAAGGGCTTACCGGTGGTGAGTTTAATATGTATCAGTTGATTGAGAATAAAGCAGAACAATTTATTACTGGGGGAATACAGCCTAGCTCAGGTAAAGAAGGCGGTACTCCAACAGCTACAGAAGTTCTCCAAGAGAATGAACAGTTTATTAAAAACTTAGGTTTATCTTTACTTGCCTTAATGAGAGGTAAAAGAAATACAACATATTTAAGATTATATAATTTGTTTGATAACTTTACGAAACCACGAAAGAGATTATTTGATGCTACAACTGATGAGTTTAATAGTGTCTACGAAAAGTTTACGAATCTTTCGGGTAAGTTTGAGAACGGGCAACGTGGTAAAAAGATTATGCAGTTTGTAGATAAAGATGTATTACCAGAAGAGAAACAAGATATTAGAGAGTTTGAAAGAAACGAAGAATTAGCTGGGAGACCGACAAGAATTGTGCCTATCAATGTAAAGAGGTTATTAGGAATGGCCATACGATGGTTTGTAGTGGTTGTTCAAAAGGAACGTGATGGTAGCCCATTGAATAAGGTGATGTTTGCAGACAAAATAAAACAAGCAGTTGTGATTAGTAAAATAACAGGTAAGAAAATTAATGCAGAGAAAGTAGTAGAGGAATATGAATCAACATGGAAGACTAAAGATATGTTTAAAGATGAACAGATCCAAGGTCAGGAGACAGAAGAACAGGGGATGGCACAAAATGTTGAGAAAGGAATAGCAGATTTAGAAGGTGCAGGGAACACAGAACTTGGTAGTGAGATTAAAGAGGGTGCAATAGGAGGACAAACAGATGGTCCTGCTTTAAATAATTTAACAGCCCCAGCATAATATGTTTAAAAAGATAATCAAAAAGATTAAAAATAGATATTCATTAGAGAGAAGGGTCAAGATGTTAGAGGAGATGAACCAGATGCTTAGTATAAAGTATAAAGAGATTATTGATAAAGCTACACCAGAATTAGTTGTAGAAAAAGTAATGGGTAGAGGAATTAAATGGTATGACAATTTAGCTAAAGATAAAGATTTCCAAAGTCAAATAGCCTATTATGAAGATGCACAGTTAGCCTTAAAGAATAAAACCATAGGCAACGAGATGAATCACTTAATGGCAGACACTGTAGAATATATAGCCAAGGAAACAAAGAACTTTGAAGAAGTAGATAGATCTAGAAGAACGATAGTTGCGATAGATTTATTAAGAACCAGATTGGAAAATATTTCCGATCCTAGAAAAATAGAACCCAGCACCGAGAATATTCACGATGCTGTTTAAATAATAACACTCAATCAGCCACCTATGGGCTTGCAAGACATAGCGGGAGATGAGTACCAAAAACATGCCAGAAACAATAGTATTAGAGGGCGGTGAAGAACGTGAAGTTCCAACTCAGGAGGAGATGGACTCCACGAAAAGTTCTCTAGAAGAATTAGAAGGTCTTAAAACAGCGAGTGAGACATTCGGTTCATTAAAAACAGAGCTTGGAATTGAGGAAGGAGACGACCCAATGGAAAAGCTTAAAGAATTAAAAGACAGTCAAAATCCTAATTGGGCTGCGATGCGAGTTAAGTTAAAAGCTGCTGAAGCTCAGTTGAAAGAAAATGGAATGTCGTTAGATGATAAGGGCAACATTTCTAAAGAAGGAGAAAAAGTAAATGTAGAAGACGTACTCGCTAAAGCTAAAGAAGCTGGTAAGCAGGGATATAAAGAAGTGTTAGCAGGGCAAATGAAGTCTAAGATGTTCGATCAGTTCACAGATAAGGCTGAAAGAGAAAGTGTAGAAACTGTATTTGATAGACTTATGGCAGTCGGAGGAGATTTTAAAGAGAATTTTGAACTTGCTGTCGGACAAGTTTTCCCAGAGAGAAAGAATGATATTGTAGCTGAAGCTTTCAATTCAGGAAGTGGAAGTGGACCTATTGTAAAGGATACCCAGAAAGACTTTCAAGAATCTGCTAGAGGAAAGAAAATTGCAGACAGCCTAGGACTTAATAAAGAAGAAGCTAAGAAATAAAATATATGAATGATAATATAAAAAAAGATGAAGTTACATCTGACGAATCTAAGGAAGATAAAAGTACTATAGAAGTACCAAGAAGTGAGTTTCTTGCCTTGGTTGATGAAGTCCGAAAATTAAAGAAAGGTGGTATTGAAAAAGTAGAGAGAGTTAAATCTAGCGATAGGACAGCTAAAATAAAAGTTTTCAAAAACATGCCTGTTGTAGAGATTAAAAACTTTATCAGCAAAAAGGTAATGACACCGGCTGGAGAAGAACAAAGATTAACAGCTGAAATATTTTGTCTAGATAGTAATAACAAAATAGTAATGGCTGGTAAATCAGATTATCTAGATTTCTTAAACGAAGCTGAATCTCCAATGGTAAAATTGACTAAGGTAGTTGAAACCCTTGATAAAGGATATACAGTTGGTGCAAGAAGGTCAGAGAATCCAGATCCAGTTGGAGACCTAGCATTCATTTCGGAGAAGATTAATATGAGGGTGAATATAGAAGAAAGAATTTTCGAGGTTAAGGTCTTAGATGGGGAATTAGCAGACAAAACTTTTAAAATTAATGAGAATGCTCTCAACCTTTAATATATGGTAAATATAAAAAAACAATTAAAAGACTTAGAGAAAAAGCAAGCGAGTGCATACGAAGACAGACTAGCAAGATGTGTGCCACTAGCTAAAGAAATATTAAGATTAATTGGAACAGAAGAAATTGTTATTGGAGCTATTAATGATGAGAAAGGTAATATAAAAGAAGAGACAACCAATTCTTACGTTAATATATCTGGGAAGGTTTTACAGGCAATGAAAGATGCTAACATGCTTTATGCAGATAAAGAATATGTGTTTCAATTAATAACACAAGCATATTCTCTAACTAAAGAAAGAGTGCTAGATTCATTCTCAATGAGCTACGACAACATGCTATCTGATTATTTTGGTAAGGATATATTGGATGTTGATATGAATGACTTTGACAGTAAGCTTAGAGAGATTATAAAAAAATAAGGGAATAAGAATAAGGATGGCTAAAATGTTTGGCCATCCAATCCTAATCCTCTTATGGAATAGAGATTAAAACATCGGGACAGAAACCCTGAAAAACTACGATTCTTACATGGAAGACACCATTGAAAAAACGTATTAAAGAATTGTCATAATTAACTAAATTGATAAATTATGTCAATTATAAGAGTAAGTGGGAAACCACAAATCGAGAAATACAAGAATGCTGTTTCAAACGTTTACTCAGAAGACTCATTGGTTTACGCTGATGGTTCTGGTGCTGTAATCCCTGCTGATTCAACTTCTGGTAATCACATCGGAATAATCAAAAATAAGATTGCTGCAACTGATGATCTTTATGCTACTGCTGGAGATGTGTCAGTTGATATTTGTAATGATAATTCAATTTTAGAGTGTGATGTTGATGGAACATTGACTACTGCTATGGTAGGTAATTTCTACGATTTAACTGATGCTAGTAACGTAAACGTTGCCGCTCAATCTAAAAACGTAGTATTGTGTGTTGGATTTATTTCAGCAACTAAAGGTCTATTCAAACTTAACGCAAGAGCTACTGTTGTTAATGTAGCAACCACTTAATTAACTAAATCAAAAATATATGACTCAAAGTATAGTAGATAGAAGCCCCGGTTTACAGGGAACTCTACAAAACACTTTAACTTTCAATGAGGTTGTTGATTTAGTCAACAGAAATTGGGTTAAGGAAAATGAAATGCCAGTAAGAAATGCTGCACAGCTTTTTATTACTGAAGACATAGGAGCAGGTAACGGTTCTTCAAAGAGATTTAAAGAAATCGATACTGAAACATTCGCTGATGAAAAAACAGAGGGTGGTAATAGTAAGAAAGCCAAAGTAGGAATGGGTTATTACAAAGACCTTTTGTCAGGAACTTTCTCAAAGCAAATAGATATTACTATTGAAATGAGAACACAAGCTAGAGATAGTGAAATTATTTCTTTAATAACAAACCTTACTGGTTTTTGTGAAAGAAGAATTGATCTTGATTTAACACATAGACTTACTTTCGCTAACGCTACAAGTTACGTAAGTCGAAATGGAAGCACAGTAGATACCACTGTTGGTGATACTTTAGCACTTATGAGTGCTTCACATACACTAGCTTTTTCTTCTGAAACTTATACTAATATAGTTTCAGGAAATCCTGTCTTTTCACAAGGTTCATTTGAAGCAGCTAAACTTTTAGCTACTAATCAAATCATGAACAATTTTGGTGATAAGAGAGAAAAAATGTTTAACACAATCGTAACAGGAGAAGATCCTTCAACTGTTAGAGCTGTTAAACAGTTACTACAGTCTACAGCTGATGTAGATGCTGTACAGGCTGGTATCGTTAATACATACCAAGGTTCAATGAGACATGTTGTTCTACCTTATTTGGCTACAACTGCAACAGGAGCTTCTGATTCTACAAAACGTAGATGGTGGTTCTTAATTGCTTCTGGTCAAGGAGTAATGGGATGGCAGGCTTATCTAGGTATTTGGATGTCTCCTATTATGAGAAGTCCGAGTGCTAGTAACAATGGAGAAGATATTAATAACTACAACTGGACATTTTCAACTTTAGATATGCATGGTTCAGCAGTTGTTTCTCCTAAGGGATGTATTGGTTCAATGCCAACAAGCTAAATAAATTAAAATAAATTGAGTTATGAGGTAGCGAAGTGTTACTCTAGGTCGGTGGTGGACTCAATAACATATAAAATATGCCGTATACTCCAGACGCTAGCTATGGCAGAGCCATGCTAAACGCAGTACAAGCACAAATTCCTGTACTAGGTAGACTATTTATAGTTATGCCTACAGGAGACGCCGCACAAGAAGGTTATCAGAGAATGCAACAGATTATGAAAACTGATACTGATGGTAAAGTAAGATTCTTCAATACTGTTGACGAAGCTTATGCAGCCGTAACTACTAATAATAATGATGTCATTGCTCTTAGTGGAGACGGATCACATACATTGACAGCAAAATTAGCTATCACTAAAAGTAGAGTTCATTTCATTGGAATGGATGGTGGTGGAAGACTTTTACAACAAGGCGCTAAACTTCAGAATGCAGCAGGAACCGCCGCTGCTTATGTTGTAAAAAATACTGGAACCAGAAATACTTTTAGAAATATCAAATTTATTCAAACTGATGATGAAGCTACTTCACTTACTTGTTTTCAAGAAGGTGGTGAAGGAACAGTATTCGAAAATTGTTCTTTCGTTATCGCAGATGTAGCTAATTTAGACCAAACAGATGCCTATGACTTTGTTATGGGTGGAGATTCTTGTACTTTTAGAGAATGTACTTTTGGTTTAGATACTTTATTAACTTCAGCAGGAAGAGCTGTTATGGCCATTGACCAAGTTACCGCAGGTCAAGAAATGAAGAATAACGTCTTTATAGATTGTATTTGGATGATTGCTTCTTCAAGCACTGATGCTAATCATATTAGAATCCTTGCTACTACTGATTGTAAGTTTGCTAGTATATTCAAAAATCCGATCATGACTTGTGCCTTAGTCACTTCTAATGGTGCAGTTGCAATTGATGATAGTGTAGACAGTGTTTCCAGTTTAGTCGAAGGGAACATTTTATTTGTGAATCCTGCTTCGAACGCAACTGAATTTGCTACAGGAGTTTCCGATCAACTTGAGGTTGTCGGCCCTGCTACAAATGCAGCTACTGGCGAAGCTGTAACACCAGCATAATAAATTAGTTAAAAAATATTATGTTTAAAAAGAAAGAAGAAAAAAAGGAAGTTAAGAAAGTTCCAGTTAAAAAGGAGGTTAAGAAAGAAGAAGTAAAAGTAGAGGAAGTTAAGGAAGAGAAAACAAAAAAAGAAATAAAAATAAAAATCTCTAAAATTTATAGAGGTAAAAAGGTATTATCTGAAAAAGATATTATCAAAGGAAAACAAAAATTAAAACAGATAGTCGATGAAGCTGGCACTGTATTTCAAATTACTCCATTGGAGTATAAGGATGAGGTTAAAGCAGAAGAATAGATGTTTTACACTGTCCATGATTATTCGTGGGTGGTGAGAAGATATTTATCAATAATTAATAATTATATAAAAATATGAGAAGCACAATGCAACAAGTTCTATTTCTTGGAACATCTAAACTAAGCGCAGCTTTCACTGCAGCAACTACAGACATAATCACATCAGCAGCACATGGTCTTAATATAGGTGATAAGATTCGAGTTGCTTCAACAACAACTTTACCAGCTGGATTAGCAGCTAGCACAGATTATTATGTGGTAGAACCCACCACTGACACATTCAAACTTTCAGCATCTGAGAACGGACCAGTTGTAGATGTTACTGACACTGGCACAGGAACTCACACTTTTTTATTAAAAAGTTCAATAGGTTATATCAGTGGAGATAGACACCAAGTATTATCAATTTATACATCAGGTAGTGCAAATGTTACTTTTAAAGTTAAAGGTTCAATGCAAGAAGATGTAGATTTTGAAGCAGCTAGAACATCTACTAATAGATGGGAATATATACAAATTATCAGCAAAGAAGACGATGGATCTCTTGATGGCGATGTTGGATTAGTGTTAGCTGGGACAGATGACCAAAAAGAATTTGCCATTAACCAAGACTTAGGAATGCTTATTAATATAGAGGTAGTTTCTTGGGTTGCTGGATTAGCAGACATTAGACTTACTCAATCTAACGACTAAAAAAAATGGCGGACCTAAAAAAAGAAAAACTTAAATTAGAAAAAGAGGTCAAGGATTTAAAAAGGAAACATGACAATATTAGTGTTTCCATAAACAATGACAACTTAGTTTCCGAAAAAAAGGTTAAAGAACTTGAAAAAATAAAAGATGTTATAAAAACTTATAACGAGACAGCTGATAAAATAAATAAAGACATAGATAGATCAAGAGAGGTTCAGGGGACAGAAAAAGAAAAAAAAGAGATAGCCGTAACTAGTAGAGCTGAGGCTATCAAAGAATTAGAAGAAGTAAATTCATCTATTACAGATAAAGAAAATCAGATAATTGTTCTCAATAAAGATTTCAAAGATAAAACAGATACTGGCAATATAAAGTTAGATAAATTAAATGAAGAATATTCTATAGCTAAGAATGCTATTAAAAAAGATTTATCTAATTTAGAAAAAGAAAGGGATGGATTGTTAGAAGGGAACAAAGCTATTAAGAAAGGTAATGAAAATTTAGAATATAGTAATCAAAAATTAGATGATAAAAATAATGGTTTATCAGCTAATATTAGCAAAAACAAAACTACAATAGAAACACTTAAAACAGATATAGAAAACTTTAAAAAGGAAACAATCAAGTTTGGAGAAAAGAATGAAAGTGAAAAAAAGAAATTTTTAGAATCAGAAAAACTAAGAAAAAATAAAGAAAAAGATTTAGTCAGCTTAGAGAAAGAGA